CTAAATCATCAATCTGTTCGTCAGCAACATTGATTTCTAATACAGGGGCACCCAATTGCCTCAAGCAGTAATCTATCAATCCTTGTCTTGTGCTTGGTTTAGCCACTAGTATTCTCCTCCATCAATGGTGTTTGTCCATACAGGAATATCTGTTCCTGCTTCTGTTGTTAGTATATAGTTGCTAGTATCTATTGCAGACTCTGTACTTATTCCACTAACCAATTTTCCAGTAGAGTCAAAATATGCAACTCCATTTGGTCCATCATAATCATCAGCATCATAATAAAGACCTTCAGTTACTGATACAAATCCAACAACATTTAAATTACCTGTTAGATTTAAATCATTTAAAAATGTAGATGTTCCAGATACAAATAAATTAGTTGTACTTGTTATTCCAGATACAAATACACTATCATTAATATCTACAAAACCGTTAAAGGTTGATACACCAGATATGATTAAAGAATCTGCAGATAAAGTATTTGAGAAAAATCCATTTCTCCATCTTTTTATTTCGGTGCCTAAATCATAAGAATCATCATCATTTGGTACTAAATTTGATATAAATTCACCACCAACATTAATATCATCAGTATCTTCATCACCAATATTAATTGTGCCACCTCTAAAAGTAGCAACACCTATGAATTCGGATGCTCCTTGAACATAAAAACCACCACCAACAGTGAGATTTTTATTAATCCCAACACCACCATCAACCTGAAAAGCACCAGTATCTGGGTTACCTAAAGTATTTTCAATAGTTCCTTGAACTAATCCATTATTAAAAGTTACTGAAGAAAATACTGATAGACCTGCCCCAACAGTCAGATTTTTATCAATTCCAACACCACCATCAATTTGAACAGATCCTGTATTAGAATCTCCTAAAATATTATCAGTAGTATTTGTATAATAAGCAATTCCACCAATTGTCGAAGATGCAGAATCAATGACACTCGTCATTATAAATGTTTGGGTTGGTAAATCCCAAACAAGAATCATCCCATCTTCATTTTTAAGATTACTATTTACATCACTTAAATCAATTAAATTTGATGGGGGAGAAGATGCATTTGATAAAACACGAACTACATTTTGAGGTCCGACTCTAGCTCTTATTTCTGGCATTATCTAGTCACTCCTGGTCTTACTAGTGCTGAACCTTCCACTAATTTTACCACCGACCCAACATCTGTTGTTGCTTTAATATCGTAAACATACCTACCCTCTTTTATATCAGAAGTAATTGTAGATCCTAATGATATTTCAATTTGCCCTTTAGTGGGATTTGTAATTGAAGATGCAAAAGAAACTGCTGATGAAGATGTGTAAGTTTTTCTGAGTTGAGATTCTATTGTATATCCAGTCAAGTCCAATAAGTTAGTTGTGACTGTATCTTCCAATATAAACGTAGTATCAAAATTAAATCCCTGCTCAATTACTATATTTGATACAAATACTGCCATTATTCAGATGAGCATATGTTCCTTTAGATATTTATATTATCAAATAAAGTGGGTCTTATTTATTCAGAAAATCTTTAAGTAATAATTTTATTTCTTCTATGTCTTTTTTCATATTATCAAGTTCTTCTTTTTGGGATTTTTGAGATTCAATTTTTTTAATTCTTGCATTATATCCAACAGTATCATAATTGATAATTGCACCAGTATCCTCATCTCGATAAAGATGAGGATGATCTTTTACTTTTACTAATTTCTTCATCTCAATGCAATAGTTCTAAGATCATTTATAACTGGATAATTTGCCTGATCCGACGATGCCATCACAATTTTAATTCTATAACCAGTAAATTCTGGCAGATCATTGTTAGTAAACTCATATTCCAAGAACTGATTCTTTTGACTTGCAGGAACTCTAACATCAGGTCTTCCATTATTTAATGAAGGATCTACAACTCTAATACCATCAGAAGTTGTTTCTAAATTATCATATCCTGGGAACAATTCAAATTCCTGTTCAACATCAGTAGAATCATCTCTGACTAACTGATAAAGAACTCTAATATCTGCAGAATCTGGTCTATATGCACTTAATATAACTTTTAAGGAAGATGCTGGTTGAGCAAGTGTTATAATATTCGAAACATATACTGCAGAATGTGGATCATTAAATATTGAATTTGCACCAGAATCATTTACAAAATCCGTTACAGGTCTATTGATATTATCGGATATAAATTCCACTGTAGATGTATCAATAAAAACAACCGGAGAAAGATTTTCATCGGTAGTATTTAATGTGAGAGTTGATTTAAATGATCTTCTCCCTACAGATGCATCAAATGCAGATTGATTGAGTTCATTTACTCTCGAACAAACCATACGAACAGAACTTAATTCATTTTCTTCGTTTGGAGTTACTTCCTCAAGAACATTTCCGAGAACAAAAGAAGTTTCATTTCCATCAATACTAGTTCCTGTTGTAGTTCTTATATTTGATGTTATAGATGTTTGAGATCCTGGAATCAAAAGATCATATCTTGGGTTAATTCTATTGAACATAATATTTTCGGTCGCATTAATTTCATTTCCACCACCATTCAATTCTGTTGCAAATGATAATTGAGAATAAGTTCCATCGGATGATCTATTAACCCCTATATTTTGACCTTCAATAGTGGATGTTGCTCCCCTATCAACTTCAATATAATAAGAATTATCTCTGATATCGACATCAGAAATATCATATACAACTCCATTAATTCTTCTCAATGAAATTCCAGAATATTCGTACTTAAATACCTCAGAGTTTATATCATGATTTTGGGCAATGCCTTGAATACCTCTACTTAGAGTTCCCAATTGGCCCGTAGTAACAGATTGATATTCAATAACTTCATCACCAATTTTTACATATCCAGGATTTGATGCTCCAACAGGTTGACCTTCAAAATTCTCATAAATTGATGAATCACTAACTTCAATAGTAGCTGATTCACTAGATAATAAATTTGCCGTAAGAGATGTTGGTGCAGTATCGGATATAATATTATCTAATGTCAATTTATTATTATTTGCATACATATTATGATTGAAATGATCAACTTTCAGATAATTGCCCGAGAAGATACCACCATCTTCAGATGTCCTATCAGTCAATGTAGTTGATGCTAAAGAGACTGTGGTAGAATCAGTATCATAGTAACTTAAAGATGCACCAACTTGGAATGCTTTTCCACTACCAACTTCACCTTGAACGTTGGTAAGATATAATGTATCGATACCATTAATTGTACTAATTGTAATAATTGCATCTCTTCCAGTTTCATTAGCAGCATTTACGATTGTAACAACATCACCCTCCCTATATCCATTTCCTGCACTTGCAATAGAGAGTCCTGTAATTTCACCACTTGCACCTACTGTATCAATATCAAAGGTTAAACCAGATCCAGATCCAAAAACATTGAAGGTTTCAACATTAGTTCTGGTTGTATAATTTAATCCAGCATCTGTGATTGTTGTTCCTGTCACTTCACTTCCGACAAAGGATATAACTCCAGAACTATTTGGTGCAGCACCGGGAATTCTTCTACCTTCGGATAAAATATTAATTAGACCAGCATCTGTAACCGTAGTAATTCCTAAAGTTATATTTTTAGGTAATGAAGTAATCGCATTTTCTTGTAGTGTTGGTACATATCCATTACTTTCGTCAAGAGGTGGATTACCAAAATGCACAATTCCAGTATTTGCTGCGAATTTTGCCTTATATAATTTAAATTTAAGATCCGACTCTTGTGATGGAGTCCAAATAGAACCATTTTGAGATTTAAATAGACTTCCCATTGCAAATTGCTTACTATATTTGATGGATTCAGATGCAGGAAGATTACGAGTAGAAATAGTTTTTTCACCCATCTTTGCTGTCCAGACTTCATATTGGTCTGAAGTTGGGGCAAGAAGTACTAATGCATATTCATCACCTGGTGGAAGATAGATTGGACTATCAAATGTTACTCTAGTGGCGGTTTCACCATCAGCAGATATAGAAATTTCACTTGGAGTTAATGTCTTCGATTCTCCTATGACATCTAGAGTTGGTATACCCAACTGCATTGTTCTTATCTCAACAGTCAGAGGTTCATTTCCACCTGGTTTTGATGAGAAGAATAAATCAACCGCAGTCAAGAAAACTCCATTATCATCGTCACTTGGTCCATTACCACTAAGATCTGGAGCACTAATATCTCTACCAACTGTAAATGATTGTGCTAATGGATCCCTTCTTACTCTTAATCTAAATCTTGTAACTGTAGTAGTTACTGTAGTTTGTTTTTGAACTCTTCTGAATGTACCAGTAGCAGTATAAGAAGTTTCCCCAAAAGATATTAATTTACTTCCTGGAAGTTGTTCTTGATTTGTGGAGCTACTAGTTAATCTATAGGTTTTTCTTCCTGTAGTAATTCTTGGATTTGGTGCTGGACTTGTATGTGGATTTCTAATAAAAGTAGATCCAAATAAAGCACCATTTGCATCAGAAATAAGTCTCAAGTCTTTCACATATGCAACTGCACCACTGGTTTGCCCAACTATCTTTGCACCCTTTTTCAAATATCCATTGAAATTTCCTTGAGCTTCTGCAGAAAGAGAATTCAAGTCAATATTTAAAGTTTTTGATGATTGACTATATCCAGATGAAATATTTTCCGATGTTACATATGGATTTGTGGTGTATGTAAATGTAGGTGCATTAAATTTTCCAGTTTTATGATTGGAAGATGCTAATCTAAAAGTTCCGATTTTCTTTCCACTAGAATATACTTGAATAGTTTCTCCAGTTCTGAAAGAACCGGAATTAGTTCCATAATTTTCTAAAGTTGCACTATTTGCAATTTCAACAAGTTTTGGAATAAAATCTACATTACTATGACTATCAAAGAACTGATAGTGTCTTGCGAGAGGTCTAAACCCAGTACCAAAGAACGAAATATTTCTAGATCTAATATACTTTTCTATCCCTGAAGAAAGAAGTACATCTCGTGTTCTGCTTGATACAGACCTTCGTGGATTTCTTAATCGATTCAGAATATTTCTTATTCTTGATGGTATTTGGATTCTCCTCGATGTAAATCTTGCTCTTGGAGTGGCTCTACCATCGGTCCTTTGAGAAAAGGGTCGTCTTAGTAAAAATCCTCCAAATGCCCATCCACTAATTGTGAATGAGGATCCCCTATTCTGCCAAAAACGTACTTGTCTGCCTGTACGACCCCAAACACTGATAGTGCTGGTTCTATTCACAGTTCTTGTGATTGTTTTTGGAGGAATTCTAATAGTTCTTACCCAATTATCAGTATTTGGGGATAATTTAATTTCTCCAATGTATTCGACAACATGGAATGGATTTACATTTTCTACAGTTGTTGCAAAAGGTTGTTGCAACCAATCAATAGAATCATATTTTAATGTAATTACATTTCCAGTTTTTTGTACATTTGGATCTAATAAATCATAATTTTCAGAAAGATCTAATTCATTTTCAGCAATTTCTGTTGCAGGAATAGGTCTTTGTTGAATAGTGTTTCTGAATATTCTTGGTCTCAATTGCCCACTAATTATATCTGCGTTGGTCAATTCGTCATCGGAAAGTGAAGAATCCACAAAATCATCAACAAAAATGCCAGATTTGAATCTGCTATTTCCTTCAGAATCCTCTATTCTTAATGACTCTGTTCCAACTTCAAGTAAACTTAATGATGTATATCTCTCAAGATTTTCTACTCTGTCCTCAATAGAACCAATATCTCTCATCGTATATCTTCTATTCTCCAGCAATTGAATAGAAACATCATCAACATTATAAAGATATGGTGGGAGATTGATCTGACCCAACTGCATTAAATCAAAATCTTCATTTGATGGTGGTTGTGGTTCTGTAGAAGAAATGCCCTTTTTGACTATCACATTTCCAAACTTGTCCAGATAAACTCTGTCAATTCTTGGAAGATAAAAATCATATCCAATCAGTGATCCCTCTCCAGGTTTCAATACAAATTTAGGATCTGATCCAAAACTTCTAGATGAAAAATCAAATGGTGATGATGTTGTTACAGTAAATTCCTGTACTCTTGGTCTAAAGTCAAGGGTATCAGATGCTCTATCATTTCTTGTTCCTATTTCAGGAATATCTTTTGAGAATCTATCCGCATCATAACTGAGGACAGTAAATACATCACCATTATCGGATGATGGAACAGTATAATAATCGTATACAATTGATACACGCCTTTGTGGTATATTATTACCAACTCTTACGATTCTAGAATAATCATAATATTCATTTCTTTGCCCTTTGTCTAGTTCAAAATTATTTGTAATATTCTTATATTTTCCGAGAGTAATTGATACTACAGTTGATTTTATGTTTGATTCTGCAAATGTTACATTTTCTCCTAAAGTAAATCTCTCAGAGCTTAAATAAACTATTCCAAGATTATTTGTGGGGATTGCTGGTGTTGCTGGTGTTGATGAATTTTGGACAATTCTTGCCACAGCACCACTATCAGATCCAATGATATTTTCACCGATAATTGCGTCAGTATCTACTTGAGATAATGAGGAAAACTCGATTCTATCTAAAACTGGGTCTCCAGTAGTCGTTGACTCATAAACAGCAATAATTTCAGATACATCAGGAACATTGAGAGAAATCTGATCATCTTGAACTCTTAATCCATAATATTGATTGTATGTTAATCCATCAACAATAGAATCACTTGTTGCAGCACCAGAACGAACAAGAGTGGAAAGATTTACAACATTTAATGCACTTCTTGTATATTCCTTAATTTTACTTTGGATATTATTTTTTACTAAAGTTGCGTTTACAACTACTGACTGACTAGGTGTCAACCCCTCAATAGTAACTACATTGCCACTCAAATTGAAGGTATCTGAAGTTATGGTTCCAATACCTCCACCATTGTAATGAACAGAATATCTTTCCTGATCAAATGACTCAAATGATGCATCTGTAACTCCAGTCACATCAGCTAAATTAAATGTTAGTTGTCCATTTACATCAGTAGATTGTGCTGTGAGTTGTCTAGTTATGGATAATTGAGAATCTGAAAGATTGACTGAAGAAACATTTACATCTGGAAGATTTGCATATAAGAATGCATTTTCACTGTTCCTTATTTCAGTATATCCAAGATTTGCTGCAAATTGTCCAGATCCAAGTGTACCTACAAAAACACCAGAAACTGATGTAATCGCAGAAACTGTTAATGAATCTAAGCTTGGTGATATATCACTAATTCTATTATATCTTAAATTAGATCCATCTTGATAAGTAAGAACATCTCCAACTTGAATTCCAGTAAAAAGTTTTCCGGGACTTGTTACGTTACTTCCGGAAATATTGACTTGTGAAATTCCATTAATTTTTTTGGTACTTAAGACAGTATCTGCATCAAATGCAATTAGTCCAGTTTGATAAACGGATTTGATATCCCTAATTCCATAAACAGTAAACTCTTTGATGCTTAATGCAGCATCAACACCATTAATTGTTACCTGCTCATCTGCAACAAAAGTTCCCGATGTTTGATAGATATCCAAAGACGTGCCACTGCCTGCAGCAACTGCATATCCACTTGCACCACTACTTTTTCCTCTTATAAAAGAAGTTTGAGGAACTTCTGTACCAGTTACACTTCTGTTAAATGTTAAGTTGGTGTATGTCTGAATATCATATAGATATAAATCCCATTGAGTTGCTGCACCAGAATATGCAGCATCAGTTAAATTAAATGTATATACTCGTTCTTTACCAATAGTTGATGGACTATCTCCCTTAAATTGATCTTGTAAATCAATAATGGTATTTTCTTCCGGTGCTCCATCAACATTATTAACTCTCAAAAGATGTCCCATTTCAAAAGGAACATTTATGGATGAAACATTTTCAGTGTCTCTGGGTTTCTCTACATCAACGTTTCTCTCACCATCTAATTCGACATCATATCCAGCAACATATGCCTTTCCAGGAGAAACCTGGACACACATTAAATCATCTGATGGATCATTTCCATCTTCAGTAACTTCATTTTCCAGAAATAATCCATCATTTCCGAGTCTATCATTTAAAGACTCTACCAAACTGACACTAAATTCATCTACAGTATAATGTCCAGACTCATCATAAGTTCTTTCTGCAATATAGTCTCTAATTATATTGTAAACTGTTTTATTTTGAATTTTCTTTATTTTACCATCATCAACTCTAAGTATTTCTATAAAATCAACATCATTTAAATCAGTTAATGGTTTTTTAGTTAACGTTAGAGATATCTTAAATCTATCTGCTCCAGGTGCGGCATAATTGGTAAATCCCTTTGCATTATCATACAAAGACTCATCATCATTTGCTTTTACAACAGTTTCATTTATCTTCAATCCAACTCTGTAATTGGGAGTATTAGTATAGTAATCTAATATAATTGTCTGCTTTAATACATCAACAAAAGTTCCCCTGACAAAATAAACTCCATCATCAATAGAAACTGCGGATCCAATTGATGTTGCATCAGAAGAAACTAGAGATGCAAAAGGAGTTCCGGCATTAATTGTTGTATTACCGTAAACTACATTCTCATCTGCAGTTAATGTTTCTTCATCCAAAAATGTATCTAATTCAGAATCATTGCCGGAGGTTAAATATTTTACATATAAAGTAATATTTTCTACAGTATCACTTTCGGAGGGAAAGGCAATATACTGTATAGATGCTTTCACACCTGAAGAAGAACCCGTTATAGTCTTTCCGATAAAGTTATTAATGTATATGGAAACATCTACACCAAAATTAGTTGAATTCAGTTTTACCGAATTGAACTGATTATCATAAGAAGTTGAACCAGGAACGACGACTGTTCCTTCTTTAAAAATATTAGTACCAAACGACTCTACTTGATTTTGTAAAATTGATTGGAGATTATTTAATTCTCTAGACTGGACAGGATATCCTGGTTTGAATAAAACTTTATAAAAGTTTTTATTCTTATCAAAATCATCATAATATGGACTGATGTTTAAATCGGTTTTTTGTGCCATCTTTTTTAGAATTCCAGAATAATTTTAATGTCTTCTTTTTGTCTAGAGTCTCTTTCGACAACAGGTCTGTTGTCTATGTAAATAATATCCCCTGTCTTGTTATTTATCTCTGGATTTGCAAGACCATTTGTAAAATTGGATCCAAGATCAATCAATTTATTGTCTATTGTGATAGTAGAACCACTCACAGAACTATCAACATTTGCAGATCCTCCACTGTCAAATGAAATAATATTACTATTATTAAACTCATATAGACCAGTATTGTTGTCACTATCCTGCTGATCGTAACCATTAGAAAATGCTAAAGATCTGTCTTGATAGTATTTCAAAACCTTTGTTTCACTATCAATAGATGCTACATAACCCTTTGCAGTTACAGTACCTTGAATTTGGGTAATCTCATCACCGATATTAAAAGAACTTGGAATAGAAGTCAGTACAATAGAGTATAGTGATGAAAACGTATTTCCAGAATAAATTGTTTGTGATGAATATTGTTCTGGATTTTTTATAATTCCAATCTGAGAAAATTTAGTGTCTATAGGAAAATCTTTTGTGGAATCATCAAATCTTGAATACATTAATACTCTATCAGCACCCAATTCTTTGTAAATGTCATAACCATGACCTCTTGATGGTGGTATAATAGGTATTAATTTTGCTCCCGTTCCTGGATTTGATGAAAGGTCAACAACACCAAATGTGTATCCAGATCCTCCACTACTAATATCTACTGATTGGATGACACCACTAGTAGAGACATTTAATGATACTTGAGCTCCCGATCCATCACCAATAATATTATATGTTCCACTATCATATCCTGTTCCACCATTCTCCACATATACCTTTTTAATCTGATTTGGTTGTATATTATAGTCTCCACCTTCTCTAATTGTTTCAATATCTGTATTAGTACTAGTGCTCCAATCATTGGGAAGAGCAACATATTGAGTGGAATCAAATTTTATTATATCGGATGGAGAAATTGTAAACAAATATTTCCACAGATAACCATCATCCCCTAAACCCGCTTGGGAAGGTTCGACCTGAGTTGATGTAGGTTCATATAAAGACCTATTTGGAGTATTTGTTCCAGAAGATCCATTATCTATACAAATGAATACTTTGAATTCACTAGTAATAACATAATAATTTGCATCATACAATCTCAAAGTTCCAGAAACTGGAGTAGGGTTGAGATTACTATAATCATGTCTATACATGTCATAGGCAGTATTTGCAGTCCACTCAACCTTTCTTATTACTCTTCTTGCATTTGAAGATGTTATTTTTTTACCAAATAATGCAGTATCTTTATAATGAGAACTATACTGAAAATTATCTGTAGGACTAGGGACGTTTGTATCCCATTCCGATGTTCTTCCAAATCCTACTGCAGTAGGATTTGAGAGACCCAAAAAAGCATAATATGAATTATTTTCATCGGATACGGAATCTACAAAATTACTAGCATTCAATATTCTAAATTGATCTGTTACGAATGCAGCCATATTAATAGTTTTTTAGATATTTATAATATCTTTTTGAATGTATTATGGTAAATTTATAAATCTATCTCTTTAGTTAATGCCCCAGTATTTCTTATGTTAATTCCACCCCTTCTTTGAATAGTTGGATATGTTGATAGTCCAGAAACAATGTTTCCAGAAACACCTATTGATATTGGATTTGGTCTTGTCAGTCCAGGAGTATTATTTGATAATCTTCCCCAAGAATATTTTCCAACAGGATTGGAAACATTTCCAATAGAAGATAATCCAATAATATTTGAGTCGGATTTTACATTGCAAGTAATGACACCAATTTTATTGGCGTTACTAGTATATGACCAATCAGAAATATAATAGACATTATCTAAGAAGTTTGTTCCGATTCCAACTATAGCAGAATCAGAATCATCAATTGAAGTTACTCCACTACCAATTCTAGTGTCAAAAATATAAACGGGATATCCTGTGGAAATACCCGAATTTACTTCAAATTCGGAACTATAAGGAAACTCTTCGATATGTTGAATTTCAAATCTCAATGCTAGTGGGTTACCACCCGTTCCTGGTACTGTTGTTATTCCAGTAATAATCCCAGACCATCCGTTAACATCATTAAAATCTCTTACCAATTCGATAGAGTCTTGTGCAGATGTCGAAATTCCATTGATGACTAATGCGTTAAAATTTTCACCTCCATCAATGTCCAAATTATTATATTCATATCTGAAAAATTGAGCATTATCTACAAAGATTTCATTATCCGTATCTGAAAAATCTTTGATAATTTTTGCAGTTGGGAATACTAATGCTTCAATAGAATCTCTTGTCTTAGAAACATATTCTTCATTGATGATTTTTCCTGCTTTCTGTTTAATCCATGTTAGTGGTTTTTCAATATTTTCATCATCAATTCCAACTCCACCATATAGATTTGTTTGGAATTTATCCGAGAAAGACAGATCATATATTACTCTTTCACCTTGATCTACAGTTTCTGTATATTTGTTATTTTTTATTACTTGAACATCATCTCCAACTTTTATAGTTTCAAAAATATCATCAACAAGTATAGTATCCCCATCAGATCCTTTATAGAAGTAAATCTGGACATTATCCTCTGGTTTTGGTGCCGTTGTGAATACAAAAGAAGTTCCTCCCTCAAAATAATAATTTACTCCAGGGTCTTGTAGAATTCCATTTATAAAGATTATAAGTACATTGTCCAAGTTATCCTCTACAGGAGCACCATTTCTAGGTTCAAAACTTAATAATTCAGAATTATAATATAATGGGAATCTAATTCTTTTGCCATCTTGATAACTGGAAACGGAATCAATATAATCCAATTTTCCAAATTCCCATGCAGCAAAACTATCGGAATATGTATCAACTACAGTAATTGTAAAATCTGACAATGGAGATGATAAAGACTTATCAGTTACTAGTCCTACTGGTTTAAATACATCTCCTCTTTGGAATGAATAACCATTTCTAGCAATTTTAAAATCAGTAACTTCAAATAAAGTAGAACCTATTCCAGTAGATCCACCCACTTCAACATCAACCAACAATCCAATTCCAGTTTCTGTTGTTGCACCAACTCCCAATCTAGAAACACCAATGACGGGAAGATTTTCATATGAAGGATCGGATACAAAGATTTGTGGATTATTATAACCTGTTCCTCCATCATTAATGGTAAATGATAATGTTCCACCGACTCCTATATTAGCAGAAATATCCGCAACATTTCCTGTGTGACCTTCTTCATAAACACTAATTCCAATAGAAACTAATCCATTATATCCAGATCCAAGATTATCAGTTGTACCTAATCCTACTGATACTATAGATCCTGCAGAAACAACAGCAGTAACAGAAGCTCCTACAAGTGGTGCAAATCCAAGTCCAGGTGTAGATCCATAAGAAACTATAATACCACCTCTAGGAATCTCATTAACGTTTATATCAATATCTGATGTAACATATGCTGCTGGGTCATCAAACTTTGTAATACCAGAAAATACTACTGTGCTAACACCAGATACAAGATCTTCATTAATTTCATAATTAAATTGATTGGGATTATTGTCTGTTTTTGGTGATTGATAAATGCTATTAATGAATACTAAACCACTTCCACCAATAGTCCCTATTCCTGTCGTATTTGCTCCACCAACCTTTAAGTCAAAAGTTCTTCCTATTCCAGTAAATTCATCAGATATATCATCATAAATTTTATTATTGCTATAATCAGATCTTAAGAATACTCTTCCAGTAAAGTCTGATGTTTCAAAGTCTAAATTAAGTTTTGTCTTTTCAATTTGAGGATTTCCTCTAGGTGCGTCTGCAAAGTGAATTGTATTATCAACAATATTATAAGCACCATTATAAATTCTAACTAGTGTAGAATCTGTATGAGATGTTGCGGAAGAACCCACAAAACCTCTATCAACTTCGACTAAAGTTTCTGTGCCATCTTGTGAAATTGGACCAATATTAGTAGTTCCAAATCCAACATTGACAACACGCATATATTCATCATCAATTCTTAAAATATCTGCTGGATTAATAGTAGAAATTCCAGATAAAGAGAAAATTTCAGTGGAGGATGTAATTCCACCCCCAACATTTCCATCTAAAGTATGGGTTATTTTAGTAGATCTTATAGGATACTGAACTAAATCATCAATTGTGATGATAGTTTTTGTATTTCTTTCACTCATTGTAAATCTATGGGTATTACCTCCACCTAAAGAAGTAAAAGTAACTGCTGTTCCAGACCTAGTGGTAGATATTTGGAATGAATCTTCAGACAATTTGACAACATATACTGTAGAAGGAAGTTCATCAGTTGCAGTATATCTCATTGCACTTGCGGCAATACCCGTAAAACTACTTCCAGGTGTATAAATCAATTCTTCATTATCGGAGAAGAAATGGTTTTGAATAGTAAATATTCCAGTAGTTGCTGCAAGAGACACTGAATTTGGATTAAAAGTTTTGGAAAATATTGGAATACCGTCACTAGTCATTTCAAAATCAAATCTATTGATTCTATCTCCATTAATAGAATTATAGAATTTTTCATCAATCAATTCTGTAACAGGTCCATAAACTAACTCTTCAGGCTCATTTACAACATCCAAATCATTGTATAAAGATTTACTCAATACTTCTATATCAATTTGTCCAGTTTGATTTACATCTGGATAAAAATTGAGTAGTAAGTTAGTACCGGATATTTCCCCACCAAATGTTCCAATTCCCGATGCTTCATCAAATGTTCCAATTCCTGATACGGACAAGAAGGGCAATTGTTGAGTGTATACATCATTTTGGTCATAAATCATCATAACCTGATGCAGTGCTTTTGTAGATCCAGCACTTACTTCAACTATACACTTTGATGCATTAAAAATACCTCTATCAAGAACTTGAATCGTTGTAGATGCTGCAGAAACAGTAGAATAATAATTTGATTCATAAACAGCACTTCTTTCATTTCCTTCAATTTGACCATCTAGAATATATCGATAAGTACCAATACCTACAGAAGTATTTCCAAATCCTACAATATTACTCCTTATTGTAATTGGGGAGGATGAATCATTTTCGTGATATATTGATAATATTCCTCCACTTATATTAGAGTAGAATGTTCCAATTGAGTTACCAGAGAACGTTTTGGATAAAATGGAATCAATATAATATTCTGAAATAAAAGTATTTGTCCCATCATGAGAAATGTATAATCTCACATAATTCATATCATCATTAGATTCATTTATAACCTGAGAATTGATGTAAAGAGATTCAAACTCATTTGGATCTAGTTCGATTATAGTGGTGCTACCAATACCAGTACTTTCCACATTCACTTTACCATTTAGATTTACAAATCCAATGGAAGTTGTACCAATACCAGCAGATAAAGTATTAAAAGTTTGTCTGATTATTTTTAAGTCATAATCAGTATTAAATGGATCAACGGGAATAAATCTTAAAATATCCTCTCCAAAATCATTTTCAACGATTTCAAAAGATCCATATTGTTCGTCAAGTAAATGAATATCTGTAGAACCGATATTTACAATTGATTCATTTTCTACAATATAGGAACCATTGACGTTGGATAAAATCGTTATATCTGTCAGTTGAATTTTTGTATTAGATAAATCTGTAACTCTAATTAGATAATTGTAGTAAGATTTATCATCAATTTCTTCAATATTTAAATATTCTGTACTTTCAGATTCAAAGTTTGAGAATAGATTTGAAATGTCATCTATTCTCAAGGCATTGTTTCCAATAAGTTCTACATAATCAGTTAATCTCTTATTTTGTAATTGCAAGAAATTTGATTTTGATGTTGATGCTGTTGATGCAACAACATCAATGTCATAAACATTATCAAAATTATTAATAGCATCTACTCTCTTATCATCAATTAAAGAATATAAAATATCCAAACTGCTATTTACAGTTACAGAACCTACTCCAGATCCCACAGATAATTCAGTATCTGCAAAATTCTTAAGTCCACTCGTATGTACTAAATTTTCTACCGGTGATTGTTGATCTTTGTAAGTTACAGAACTCTTTATAGAGTATGATAAATTTTGATAATAATCATTATTAGGAGTTACTTGATAATCTTCACTTAGTTTTCCTACATCATCACTCCAACCAATATCATTAACATTCGAATAATTTACATCATAAAGTCCAGAGTTGATTGTTATTGATTTGACTGTTGCTCTATTTCCAGATTCATTTCCTACTAAAATTTCACCATTTGATAATTCATATGTTCCAATAAGTTTTAAATTGTTTTGGTCAGAATCAACAACTTTTAAATCTCTTTCAATCTGATTTGATGAAATAGTTTCTCCAACCAAAAATTCTGATACTTTTTGAGTAACTTCAAAGGATGGATAAATTGTAGAATTGATAAGATATCCTGAATAATCTTGAATCGTTTTTGCTATTCCAGTATTTGTTGTGATTTCAGATACATCAAAAGTTACTGCAACAAGAGATCCACCACTATCATATCCACTCACAGTTAAGAAATTATAATCATAATCTTCAGAGTTAAATCCTGTACCATCAGAACTAGATTTTTGTATCCCCTCAACATATACTTGATCCCCTACAGAAAATTTATCAATAGGGAATCCAAGTGTAGGTGTACTAATCAGACAAGTAAAGATTCCAGTATTACTAGACTGTACTTGCTCAACAGTGACACCATTTGTATTATTAATTGTAATTATTTTGACTGAATTATCAGGAAGTCCTTTTGGTTCATTAATGATATTAATAGATTGAATTTTTTGTCCTGCCAACACAACCTCATAAAAACCATCACCTACAGCATTTCCAGTTTCTTGATCTACAAGAACTACATCAGGAGCAGATAAGTATCCACTTCCACCATCAATAACTGTTACAGTATCTAATGTATTTGAATTTTTAGTTTCAATAAAGGTTGGCAATAAAGTCTTTGGTCTTAATGTTTTATCTATAGAATATGTGAATCTGTTATTAATAACTTTTATTTCTTTTTGTGCTCCTATAGTGCTTGATTCTGTAGATACAATCAAATCTTTTCCAGAGTCCGAATTGGTGCCTTGCAAAGTAGGTAATTTTTTATATCCCACTCCAGTCGATAATATATCAATTGTATTTACTGGACCTTCAGCATTAGTTGATGTTGTAGTATATTCTAAAGTATCACATTCTAATGGAGAATATGAGAGTTTTTCGGGAGTTTTGTTGGAATTGATAATAAATGTAGTATTTCCTACCCCACTAATAGAGTATGAACCATTATATCCACTACCTTCATAAGATATTTTTGAATAGTTTTGTACAGTATTGTCATATCCAGATAAAGATCCAGTTTTTTCCAATATGTAGTAAAGATCATTCGGGAGTATTGAGTTATACTCTAAAGTTAATGATGCAGTACTAGAGACCCCTACTGTTCCCACTCCAGAAATAGTAAATCCTGAGGTAGTCGCAACAGAAACAAATTCATTTTTAAAATCATTCTCACAATAAAATTTCAGATTATATCCGGATAAAGATGTATCTGATAAATCAAATACTAGATTATTATTTTGAATAGGATTAATTTCTGGATTAATTAATGATAATGTTTGAGAAGAACCTCCAGTAGAAGCAAAACTTACAATAGTTGGTGGATTTTGTTGAGAATCAATATAAGTCTCACAGAGATTAATTTTATTTTTATTAACCTTGAAGATATAATATTCAGATTGGGTTAATGGAGATGGTCTTCTGTATCTTCTAACTATATCATTAGCAGCAGAAACAATATAGAAATTTTCTTCATCTGGGGAGACATATACTCCAGTTAGAACAGGATTTATAAATACAAACCTATCAATTTCAACACCAGTTGTGATGTCCCATGGTGTTGATAATTCAAAAATGTATAATTGGGCGGAAGATCCTACCCAATATAATATGGTGCCAGAAGAATTAATGTGTATATCCTTAGGATTACTATATGGTGGGAAGTTAAAAACTAATCTGCCCGTAGAATCTCCAGAATAAGATGCTGTTGTAATATCCCATGGAGTAGAAAGATCTAATTGATGAATGGAAGTTCCATTTCCTCCAATTATGTAAAGTACAGTACCATCATATTTAAAATAAATTCCTTCCGCAAGGTCTTGAGCAAATCCTAGACTATTTCCAGACCCAAAATATAAACTTACATTATCATAACTTGCAGTACTGATGTCCCATGCAGTAGACATAGAATATTGATATATTCTATCATTTATATACCCACAAACCCAGAACTTAAGACCATCATCTCTAATATAAATTCCGGCTGAAATGGTAAGCTCAGTACTAATGTCTATAAAATTTGTAAATGTTGCCGTGCTTGGACTCCATGGTGTTGAAAGATCATACTCATTAACTTTATCATCTCCAGTTCTACTAACAATATACATCTTCGTACCATCAGGTTTGAAGAATATAGATTCTGCAGCAGAACCTTGAGGAGTGGTATCGATCTGATCATTAGTATCAATAAATCCCGACAAATACTCAAAAGTATCATCTTTATAATAAACCTTATCACCAGTTTCTAATCCGTGATCAGTGATAGTGATTTCATTTGTAGTTGTATTAATTCCAGTCGAATTGAATCCAATTGGATTTATGACAATTGCATCAATTTCCGACTTATAAAGAACTCTGACTGCTGTTGAAGTTCCAATGCCAACCGAAAGATTTGGTTCTACATTTAATTTTACCGTATCACCAACCTGAAGTGAGTGTGATGTGGAAACAGATACGGTAATTTGATCTTTTTGTACGTCTCCTAGTATCTGCGTGTAATTGGATTCAAACAAGTACTCATCATTATCATCACCATTCGTATGGAAAAATAACTCCGAACTATTAATTTGAGTCTTAATTCCAATCAGATTTGAATTCTTATTGACAACATAGAGACTTGAAGGTAAGTCAAAAGTGTTTATTCCATCGGTAGATACAATTAAATTTATTCCCACCGAAGTATAAGTTACTAATTGATTTGTTGTGAATGGATGATTTTCTATGTAAATCGATCTGGATGGAATATCTCTGGTTACATTAATTTGTCCAAAAGTAAATGATGTTGAATATCCAACTCCACTTATTGTGGAAATTCCAACAGATTCTTTTGGATTGAAATATACCTTATTATCTACTCTAGAATCAAATTTATCAATACTTTCTGTTATAATAAATGAATCTGGCAAGAATGATACTGCAGTCCCTAAATTATGAGATACTCCACTAGATCCTCTGATAACTCTAAGTATATCTTCATTTCTGAATATACCAAGAACTTTCATCGTTTCTGTACCAACAGAAATACTACTTCCAACAGATACTTGTTCTGGTATTGGTGAAACATAAATTTCTGTTGTAAGTCCAGCAGGTGCTGATGTTATTGAAGATAAACATCTTCCACTAGCAATAGATGGGACTTGTATCTCATAAAATCCATTCAGTTTTGATAGATTTGTAGAAAATCCAGAAATGCTTACATAATCTAAGCTTGAAAGATTGTGTTGGGGTAATATAGAAATTTTTATTTGATTTGGTGAATTCCAAGAAAAAATAGAGTCTTCAAAAAATTCTGAATTAGTATCAATGCTAGTAATAGTTTTTCCTTTTATAGAAGAAATAACAGCATCTAAACCACTCCCAGAAGTTCCATTATTATTAAATTCTAATTTATCATCAATTTTGTAGTTATCTCCAGAACCTATAATCGAAATATTATCTATAAATCCCGAAGAAGATGATTTAATCTTTATTTTTTGATCTAAAATATCTTGTAATTCATCAATAAAATCATAATCTGCATTTTTTTCAGATACTTTATATGGGAAAGTATTTCTTAAAATATTGGAATTATTGAAATCATATGATTGATTTAAGTTTTGCTCAATAAATTTTGAATTATATTTGTTTCCTATAAAATATGGAAACTCTGGAGAATTTGAAGAATCTAAAGTTGCATGATAGGCATAGATTCCATTTGGAAAATCGTCATTTTTTTCATATCTTCCATTGTGTTCATCTAGATCTCCACTGTTATCGAAAACATAATCCTCGACAAAATGTCCATCACTAAAACCTGCAGGTCTATCAATTACATTTGATGCATCGAGAGTATACCCAGATTCTAAAGTTTTTAGTGCAGAAGACGTATCTTCTGGATCAGATTTTCCTTTTGGACCATAAATTGGATTTCCGTCATATGCCCATCCAATAATACCAGATAAATTTCCTGTATCACCAAATGAATTTCTTAATCTTTCAAAATAATTTACAACCGAATATTGTAATTTATCGGTCCCTTCAGTTAAAGATTCACCTGAACTAAATCTTACATTAGAATCATTAATAGTTAATTTTCTTACATCAACGTCTATAATACTGTTTTTTCCTGATGGAACTACTTTTATTTTAGTTGATGATGCAGAATAACCAATTCCAGGATTAATTATTTTAACGTCGGTTATTTGATTATTAGTAACTACAGCTCTTAATTCTGCTCCAGTTCCTGAACCACTAGAATCAGAAACTATTAAGTTGGGAACAGAATAGTATTCATTTCCACGAAATCCGATAATGACATTTTCTATAAACCCATCAATAACTACAGGACTTAAATCTGCATCTTTTCCATTTTTTATAGAAATAATCGGTTTTTTCTGGAAATTTATAATTGTTGATCCATATCCAGTCCCTTTCTCGTATAAGTAAGAATCAATTATACTTCCTTTAACAACCGGGGTTGCAATTAAATCCTGATATACCTGAGTAGTTGAACTAAATCCTACTGGACTATACTTAATAGAAACAGAAATCTCTGGATATTTGAAGTATTGATATCCACTACCAGTGCTTTCTAACTTTGTATAATTTTTTCTACTATAGTTTTCAATGTTTGTGCCTCCAATACCAGCATCACACAATCTGAATGCATCATCACTTACTTTTAAGACATAATGTTGATTATTTGTAGAAATTCCAGATATTGCTGATGTTTCATACTCATATTCAATTATTTCTCCATCATTAAATCCATGATTTTTAAAAGTAATCGTATCATTGAATGTCGATATCCCAGAGGGTTCAACAATCAACTTACGATTTGTATATCCACTTCCACCATCTAAAATTTTAATAGAATCTAATTGATTTTTTGATTTTGAGGAAGTAAACCTATGTGTTCCTAAAGATCCAGAATATATTCCAACAGGATTAGTTTGGGATTGTTGATCACTTAAGGAATTATACAAAGTTATAGTAGAATTATTATCTACTTGAACATAAAATGATGCTCCAGATGGAACACTTGAAGATGATGATAAATCAGTTCCTATACTTATAGAATTACTTCCTACTGGAGTGTATATAATTTCTTGTCCATCTATAAAATTATGATCAGTTAAAAATTGAATTTGATTTGTAGTTGTACTAACACCACCACCATTTGAAAATTCTTTAGAGTCAAAAGATACACTTCTGAATTTTTTCTTCAGAACAGGTTCGATATTTACTCCGGACCCATTTCCACCACTAATATTAATGGAGACAATATTTTCTATATCATAATCTTGACTATCTACATAAATTTTTTCAAAACTTCCACTTATGACTGGTTGTATTTTTGCAGTAGTTCCTACACCCAAATAAGATCCAACCTCAATCTGTGGGGGGTTAATAACATCATAATCTTCACCACCAGAAATAACATTTGAAGAACTTAATGGTCCATAATAAATTAAATCTTTAGACTTATAATTTAATATTTCTACCCCATTAATAAGCATTCCCACTTTTCCAGGAGTAGTTTCTTCTCCAGATCCTTTTTTAATATTTTTCTCTAATGGAAATTTTTTCAATAAATTTTCATTTCCAATCTCTAAACTTCTTTGAGAATATAGAACAAAGGTATGATTTCCTATATTATTTTCATCTGAGTAATTAAAAGTTATGTAATTTGATGTTCCTATGAGATATGGAGAAGCATAAATTCTAAATTTATTTCCAGATAAAACTTCAATATAATAAGAACCCTCATCAAGTCCGATTAAAGATTCATTTTCTGGTAAATAATAAACCCTATCTCCAGTAAAAAATGGGACAGAAGTTACAAAAAAGCTTGTATATACTTGATTTAAGGCATCATAGTCTGAAAAATTGTCAGCAGTAGAGATACCTACCGAACTTATCTCAAGTTCTATATTAGTTCTATAAGAGATAGTATCATTTTCTTGGGAAGGTAATGAATTTGATGCAACATAAGCATATTCATTCTTTTCTGAATAAACATTCAAAACATCTGAAATAATAGAATTATCTCCATATTCAAATGGAACTGATGATGATTTTGATTTGTTTAATTTTCTTCTAACATCATATAATCCATTTGATGCTAATGTAGGAGCATTTTCTACACTTATTGTATTTGCAGATTCATCAATTGAATTGATATAAGAATTGGTGGATACTACATTTTCTGTGTTTCTATCTAAAACTTCAATTTCGTCACCAATTTTTAAACTAGATTTTTCAATTTTAGATCCCAATTTAAAAGAACTATTATCCGTTATTTGATATCTCGATCTAGTATTATAAATCCAAGAATTTGCAAATATCTCTTTAAAATTCTTTCCCGTATTGTTGATTTTATCTCCGGGACTCTTAACTGTTATAGGATCATTCTCATGAATTCCTCTACCATTATCATCCTGAACAAATCCAGAAATGACATTAAAGATTATAAATTCTACTTTCTTATTAATGTCCCCATTTTCATATGAGAAATAAGTATCATCGGATCTAATATTATCTGTAGCATCAATCGGTGACGCAATTCCAGAACATCCAAAGAATTGATTTACACTTTTCTCAGTATATGTTATTGTGTTAGTTCCGGAAAATAAAGTACCCGAATCTGAAAATCCAATAGTAGAATCTACAGAAATAACAGAAGATCCTATAGAAACAGATTCTAATACTTTTGTATTAGGTGTTGCGGTGAAATTTCCTTCAATTAAAGACTTATCATCATAACCAATAAAAAGTTCTAACTTATAAAATTGTTTTCCCTTTTTAGTAAAAGTTTCTACTGATGAAATTGGAGCTGATGTACTTGTATCTCCATTTTTAAATAGTGTCTGCCCCTCTACATTTAAAGGATTTCCTGTTATTAACTCTGCTATAATGATTTCTCTTCTTACATAATTTGAAGAAGAAGATTTAATTAAATACTCTTCTAGGTTTATGACCTTTGGAGTTTCTCCAAATATTACATTGAAAAGTATTCTTATCGATTCTTCCGTTCCTTTTGATGCATAAAAATCTTTAATTCTCTTTAAAAAATTTCCAACATCAAGATCTTCAGCAAATGCTATGTCCTCAAATCCAGGAGCAAATGTATATTTTAGTTTTTTATAAAACTCTTTTAAAAATAAAGAACTTAAATTTTGAATCGATGAACCACTTGTATGCGATTCCGATGTTGACGTTGAAAATATAAGTTCTTGTTGATCTAGAGTATGATGATAATTTGTAATACCACTAAATCCACGAACACATCCAACAAAAGTATTATCTTCTATTGAAGTATATGTAATGATTTCATCATCAATTTTTAATAATCCATATTGATTTGGAAATCCCTTTGTACTTGAGACAGAAATTATAGTATCACTCTCACTTATATCTGCTGATAATGTTGTACTATCAACGACAACCTCAGGAGTTAGATTGTCAAGTTTTAGATATTGATCTAAATTATCAACAATATCAGTTGGTCCACTTTGATATTCCTGAGAAATATAATATTGCTTTAGAAATTCTGAAGCGTTCGGACTTTCTTCCAAAATAAAACTTGGAAGTTGACTTTCAATAATGTCTTGTACTTTTATTCTAGAATCAAATCCAGTTTGTATCATATTACTTTCTTACTAAATTTCCGTTTGAGTAACTTGATGTATAGAAATCATTAACAAATCTGGTTCCTGAAATTTCATCTCCAGATGCAATTACATCTCTTACCATATTTATTGTACTTTTTGAGATATCTAAAGTGATATAAAGATCTCTTAATCCAACAACATCATTGGATTCTGGGAATGCCTGAATTTCTACAATTCCATTAGGTGATGAAGTTTGAGTAATTTTTATAGTGTTGATAATAATCTCACCTTTTTCATAATTGACCGTACCTACATCTTTGGCAACAGTAATAATATTACCATTATCATCAATTTTAAAAATAGAAAGTTTTCCTGTCTTTGATACTAATTGGTTTGGTCTAGTTAGAAAAACATTCGATGCTTCACTTGCAGTAGTGATAGAAGATTGATTTACAGATACATCTGGGACATCTCTTAGATATACTGTCGATGATTCTCCTTCAATTTTAAATCCTGTAGATTTAATATTTCTACCCTGAGGATTTACATGAAATCTATTTCCAAAACATAATTCATACTGTGCAAATTTATTCAGTGCTACCCTCAAATCTCTTCGAATAATAACCTTTGTGATATTAGACGTAATTGCAGTATTTGTATTATCAATAACCTGTTGTATTTTACTGTATCTTATTCTTCCCCCAAATTTATTCAGATCCAATGACTTTGAATATTCTTCTAAAGAATTGGTTACAGAAGTCTTTAATGTATCTAAACTTGAAACTTGAGAATAATTATAATATACAGAACTGTCCAGTTCCACATAAAGAATTTTAAGGTCAACTATTTTCTGATTGATTCCAGAAACAGAAAACTGCTTTAATTTTGATAATATTTGAGATTTATTGAAGTCTGATAAAAAAGAACCATTCTTTGGTTTAATGCCAATTTGAACGGTTCCAAATTCTGGTGGATCTAACTGCTCCCCTCCAACTACAGATACAGATTCAGTATCTGGATAGATTGTTTTAATAATAGATTCATAATCTCTTCCAGTAACTGCTCTGTATTGTGATGCATATATTTTAGGTGCAAAATATTTAATAGAACTTATAGACTCAATGTCAGCACCATTTTGTGATGTTTGATTTGTTGTAATAATTATCGTGCCCGGATCAATAACTGTAGAGGACGATGTTTCTAAGGTTCCGGAAAAAGAGAATGATGTTGCACCATTACCATCTCTACCATCTGTTATGAGATAATTTGCAGTTATGATAGTTCCATCAGATCCGACCTCATCTCCTAATTTTTTACCAATAATTCCATCACCAAAAAGTAATTCATATTTTTCATCTTGAACTTCTTGGATGAAATAAATTCTGGAATTTTTATCAACATTAAAAATATTTTCTGATGCCGTATATTCTATTCCAATACCACTCTCGGATTCCCTTTTGATGTAAACTTTTAATGTCGAGGTATCAATGAAAGAATTATTCAGAATAAATCTCTGATCTAAAGAACCATCATATCTAAATTGTTTTGTTAAAAATATTCCTTGATATACATCAATGTTACTAAATGATGCCGTACCATCTACGACATTTGCTGTAATATCCTCCGATATAGCAAAGGTGTATGAAGTATCATTAGCACTTCCTACACACACTATACCTGCCTTGAGAGTAAGTGTAGGGGTGTCTTCGGTGGTTGTTACGTCGAAGGATATTTGTGCCTTAGATGCGTTTCTAGAACGAGGCAAATAACCAATATTAGATGCAAGTGAAACTACATTTTCTCTCAATGTTGCAGAATCCAAAAAGGATTCATTCACAATCATATTAGAGTTAAATGCTGTAATATATGTGTTATATGCTAACGTGTCGATTAAAACAGAAAAATTTGATCCTTCAAAGTCAAAATCCGTGAATGTTGAGTTGGCACGAAGATAATCCTTGATGGATGTCTTTATCTGGTCAAAGTCTAAATTTGAAAATTTTGTAAAAGGCATTTTATCTGGTTGCCTCTAAGAGGAATGAATATTCTTGTGTTGGAAACTCTTGACCTACAATGTCGAATATAACAGTTACATTAAAAGAATTTTCGTCAAATATTGGATCAACTTGAACAATTATATTTTCGACTCTTTCTTCAAAATTTTCAACTGCAATTTGAATTTGATCTTGAATTACGGATGCAGTACCAAAATCAACAAATTCAAATAAACTTCTCCTTACATCAGATCCCAACAGAGAGTTGAAAAATCTTTCTGTTGGAATCGTTTGTACAATATTTCTTACCGCACGACGAATCGCACTCTCATTTTTTAATATCGGTAGGTCCTTTGTTACAGGATGAGGCACAAAAGATAAGCTAATATCCTTAAATGCCCTTGATATCCTTTGAACTGCCATTGGAAAAGAGTTTTCTTAATTTTATTTATACCCTATTCCTGCAGATTCTTTTGTCCTTTCTTCAAATCATCATGCATAATTTCTTGAATTACTCTTTCTTCTGCATTATCATTCGTTTCATGGGGCAATGACCAATAATCTGACGTTAAACTTGTTGTTCCCCACACTTCTCTCATGATGTTTGCGTTTCTATCGACGGGTGAGTTGCCCATTTTGACTCCTGATTAGTACAATCAGAACTTTTTGAGGGGTTTCTATCCCTTTTTTGTATTTATTTTGCTTCTTCAATGTAAAATCCACGCCTTACATCACTTAAATGCCCATCTGCCGAGTAAAAACGAAGATCTGATTGATGATTTGGCGAGAATTTTAAGTTTTTCTTGTGATTCATACTCTCCTCATCCCATATTGGATAAACTTTTGAACCCATTGGTAGATCCCATATCTGATCATTACCAGTCCGAAGGTGAATCTCAAATGGTTTGCCGTTTTTTGATTCAATATTCAAGTATTCCACATCAATTTGATGAATGAAATCGGGTAAAGTAAAATTTGGTAGTTCAATTTTTTCCCATACTTCAAATCTTGTTAGATTTTCTTCTGTTTCATGCTTTCCAATCATTGCACTAAAAGGAATCCATCGTTCATTTTCACGTTTATAGTCAATACTATAATGCTGCCCCTTTAGATACTCACACCAGAAATATCCAGGAGGCACATGTTCATGAAGAATCATCTCTTCGGTATGTAATTCAGGATCAAGGTATTGTTTTTTAGCACCAATACCTTGTCCGAATAAGTTGTAAATGGGTCTTATAATGTAATTACCCTTTTTCTTGATTGGTACACAGGCAGGTCCACACTCATAACCAAATCGCATTGCAACTTCAAGTTTATTGAATACCCATCGAAATGAAGGATATGCTTCCCATGCTTGTGTATCGTCATCAATCATTGTTCCATTATCGACCTTGACCTCTGTACATCTTACGCTTCCCATTACGAGACGTAGCTGCATACTTCGTGTGCTTACCACTTCCCTGACGAGTTTTTTTGGGTTTCCCAGGCATAAAACCGTCTTTGACCAATCCAACCTTTGAACGTACTGCCATAATCACTCCTTAAATCTTAATAGTCTTGGTTTCCAAATCTTGTGGTCTTGGAGAACCTTTCTGATAATACTCTACCGAAAGGTCCTCCATTATATCAAAGTATTCCTCCTCCGTCAATCCTTTATGAAGAACTTTCCCTTTATGGAGAATTGTATACTCTGTCTGTATCATCAGATCACCCGAGTCTTTTCGTGTCCAACGCGAATGCGAGGATCACACCAAATCTCAAATCCTGCTTCCTTTGCATCCAGACAGAAACTTACATCCTCTCCACACATGTCCTGAACCTCTCCAGACTCAAAGACTTGCATCTTTGGTGCAAACCATGGATACTTCATGTCTTCGTGCTCAAAGACTCCGTGCTTGATCAATAACCATCCAAATCCTGCATAGTCAACAGTGAATGGTTTGCGACGTTTGGAAATACTCTCACCAGTTTCATGATTCATCACTCCACCATTGTTACGGAAATCATCCTCTTCCATCCAGTGTGCAACACTCGTGGTACGACCGTCCTCAGTCATATACCATCCACTCGCAATGTCCTGATCCATCAGAACTAACTGATAGAACTTCTCAGAGTTGAACACAATGTCACTATCAATCCATAACTGATAATCATACTTTAACTTACCGTCCCATGGAATCTGATCGGGTCCACGCAGCACATTTGCCCCAAGGCACTTGCAACGTGCGAAGTTTACCATTGAACTGTAGTCTTGTGAGATCTGAATACTTGCTCCTGCCTGTACCAAATCAAAACAAAGTTGTACAAAATTTTTGAGATATGTATAAGAAACTCCTCTACCGGGTAGGCAAAACACAATGGCCTTGCCTTTCACCATTTCTCTTGCTTTTTCATAGTCCCATTCTTGTGTGCTCTCAGACGCTTTGGGTGCCTTTGCTTTTACAGTAAATCCTTTAGCCATAATAGTAAGTAACTACATCAATATCATAACACTCTATCTATACAAAGTCAATCACTCAAGATCTCGAATAATAATACAGTCATTCTCAACCTCGATGTTTACTTCTACTCCCTCGTACCACCCCCTTTCATCACAAATCCACTCAGGTATTGTAATATAATGCTCCCCAGTCACTGGATTGATCTCTATCGTTGTAAAATTTTCCTGCGGATTTTTTTGCATATCTTTGAACCTTGTTGCCATTTTTTATATATGAAAAATTTTTTTTATGAGTCTGATATAGAGAAGTCGGTCTGGGTCGTTTATAGCTTAGGGAAGTGGGGGGTTTTATATACACGGCGGGCAACACATAAGGGGGCATAATACCCCCTAACTGGTGATTCACGAACGAATG